TTTTTTTTGGCTGTTTTGCAGGATTTCGAAGACGATGTTTGTGGTTACATTCATAAGACATAGGAAAAAAATTAAAAAATTGGTTGCGTGTTTTCCATTAGAAAACTTTTGGTTTTATACAAGGGTAGACCCCCTTTGCTATTTTAAGCCCCATTTAAGCCTTTCAATCCCAAAATGGATACATAGTACTACACATAGGGTTAAAAGCCGTAGAATCGCCTTAAAATGCGAAATAGAGGCATTGTAGCTATTCCTCATACTCACCATCTTCATTAATATCCAATAATTCGCCTTTATCATGGTTATAAAGTGGGATTTCATCACTTTCTCCAGCTTTGTAAGCAGGTACTACCATTCCTGGCTCTGTTTGCGTATCAAAGTTGATTATCTCACCTTCAGGTAACGCTTTGTGCTCATCTCCGTCTACTTGTTTCATAATATCTCCAATTTGATTCGGTTTAACTACGTTGACTGTAATCTGCTTAACCACATCTCCTTCATGAGCAACCTCAGTCTTCTCGATATATCCTCTTCTCTTGCCTCTAGTCTTTAACAAGAACATGGTCGCTAAGGTATCACCTCTAGCAATCCTCTCCATTAGCTTTTGTTCGCCAAAGTCAAGCATTATCTCCTCAGGCTCGATTTCAGCTAATTTCTTAGCAAACTCAGGATCATCCTTCAACCAAGTCTTATACTGCGTCCTACCGACTCCAGAAGCCTCACAAGATATGGTGATATTGCCAAAGTTTTCTTTATAGGCTATGATAAAAGCCTCTTTAGCTATTTCTTTGAATTGTGCGTTCATATTATCTATTCTTTGTTGGTGTGCGTATTGAAATTATGCTAGTAACCTTCTTCTCCAGATTATCATAACCTAACCACTTGCCACAATTAGTGCATTCAAACTGTGTAGTCTTGATTTGGCTAAACCAAACATATCCATCAGTCTTAGTACCACATTTACAAGTGTACTCTCGTTTGCCGTAAGTATCTTTCATCTCAAATGTTTAAAAATGTTAAAATCATTGTTTTATATCAGAATATTGGGGGGCACAAGGGGGCAGTAGGGTAGGGGACGCTAAAAAAGTGGGTAGGGGGTCGAGTGGGGGAGTGGTCTACCCTACTATTTAACATAATATATATTATTGGCTGATTGACTCCCCTATCTGATCGGTTCATTGGTGGTGGTTTAGGTGGTCAAAGTTAGCGTAAATATTTAATGATTGTTTAGGCACTCAAACGGGAAAAGTAAAACCGATTGATCTTATTATATTAATACATACTTACTACTATAATAGTAGAAGTAAATTATATTACTAATAGTACTTACTATTTAATATACTATTATTTATTTAATATTAAATTAGGTATTAAACAATGGATAATATAATACTTTGCTAAAGAATTTAGTAAACCCAGGCAAAAAGAAATTTGAAAATAATTTATAAATATTTTAATATTTTTGAACTTTGTATTAATTAAGTACATATCTTTAGGTCCTATTAATAACAATAAACAAAACAAAATGAACAACAAAGTATTAATTTACGCAAAAACACAAATTGAGGAAACCGACCAAAGTGTAAAGGTTTTAGTAATTAACTTTCATTTATACATTGAAAGCAATTTTGGTAAGGTTTACAAATTATCGGAAGACGAAATATTTAATCTAGCCACCGATTATTTACAAAACGAAATAAATTCACTAAAACACATTTAAACAAAACAATTATGCAACATTTAGACAACTTTCTGCAACTTTATTCATTGGCTCTAGTTACCTTGATACTAGGTAATATGGCTAAACTATTTACTGATTATTTAATAACTAAAATCAAATAACTATGAACATCATTCACCTCGCTTTGTACCTTATCATCGGTACTTTATTAATCACACTTGTCAAAACAATATGGCAAGAAATCACAAACAAATAAAAAGCACTATTATGACAACACACGATTACGAACTAGGCTACAAACAAAAGTTAGCCGAATTGAAAAAACAAACACAGTTTAAAACACTTTATGCAGTAGACTGCAAAGGCATTCAATGGGGAGCATTTAGATACAAAAAGGATGCTTTACAATTTGCAAAGAACATAAACGGAGTAATTATAAAAAGAAAATTATTAACTAATCAATTTTAAACTAAACACAATGACAAACACAAACACAATCACAATCAATGGATTTTCAACTCATAATATTGCACCATGCGAGGCGATGGGTTTATCTAAATGCTTTGAGGCTTATACATCAATAGGCGAAGAGATATTAGAAGATGGTATCGGCTTTAATCCTAATTCGGGATATGTTTATATCGCTTTAGAAAATGGCGTTTCTATTTGTTCTATGCTCGGAAGAGAAGTGGAATATTTAGTGACTAATATGAGAAACGGAGAAGAGTACTTCTTTGACAGCTATGAAGAAGCCAACAGCTTTGACACATATACTTTAGAATGTGAAGATTAATAAACTATAAAACAAACACAATGAAAAAGACAATTAAAAAAGCATTCGTTGCTAGACCTTCAGAATGGTATAAACTAACCGAAGGCAGAAAAGCCACAATAAAAAAAGATTTCTTTTATAATGGCGAAGGATACTATAAAGGTACTTGGGATGATGATGGCACAAAGTTTGAATGCCCAAGCATTTTCTTTGATGAGATTGAGGAATTTAATAATGAAATGATTTTAACCTCATTGGGTAAGAACGAAAAAGGCAAAATGATTTTTACATATCAAACAAAAGACAAAGAAAGTAAAATTGTATTTCAAATGCATCCCACAAAGGCTTTTTCTTTTATTATTTTAGAAGCTATTAATATTCCTAAAAATATGATTAATGATGTTTTAGATGGCTTTATATTAAAAGGAGTAAGACAAACTCAATTTAAAGGTGGATTTAATGAAGCAATAGAAATTATATCATTTTAAAATTTTACATAATGAAAAGCATATATAAAAGAAATGAGGAAATAGTATCAAAGTGGATTGATAAGGCTCAAGCAATTTTGACACCTTATGAAATGTTCAATTTGTTTATTGATTCTATGACAAAAGATAAAAAAATGGACTTTTTAGAGGATGTTAAAGATGAGTTGACTTATCATGGTTATATTATTTTTAAGCCAACCAATTTAGCGGATGAAATAAAAATAGAAGAGTTTAAAGAATCCATGAATTTTTAAAGGTTTACTGATGAGCTTTCAATAAGCGAAACGGATCAAGTTCCCCCACTTGTCCGTATAAACCAAAACAAACACAAAATGCCTACTTATTCATTTAAAACCATTGATGGTTTCCGTATTGATGTAAAAGCAAACAACCCAAAACAAGGGTTTAAAATGCTTGTCAAAACTTACGGAAATATGATTTGCCCAACTTATATAACTTATAAAAATGGGATTTCCTCTTATAATTGGAAACAAAATTTAAATTGGTCAGAACATTTAGCCAAATAAGACCATTTTAGACACTTTAATTTTAAACTATGCAATGATATTAGAAACATATTAAAAGCCAAATTTAAGCCTATAAAGTGCCTTTAATAGCATTTTAGCTATGCTTTGCCCTTGCGTATTGGTAAAAGCTGACTAAATGTGCTATAAAGTACCCTTATATAGTGCCAAAAATCCTATGCAAAAACTCCCCAAAAACCCACAAAAAACCCATCCAAAAAACCTGCAAAAAACCCTTAAAACCTATGGCAAAAATCCTCGTGGCTTGTGAAGAAAGCCAATCAGTAACAAAAATCCTTCGTAAACTTGGTCATGAAGCTTATTCATGTGACATTTTACCTTGTAGTGGTGGTCATCCCGAATGGCATTTCCAGGCTGACGTATTTCAAATTATTAACAAAGGTTGGGATTTAATGATTGCTCATCCACCTTGCACATTTTTATCTGTTAGTGGTGCAAGACATCTTTACAATAAGGATGGATCACCTAACCTAGAAAGGTATAAAAACCAAGCTGAAGCCTTAGATTTTGTCCAAAAACTTATGGATGCACCTATTCCAAGAATAGCTATTGAGAATCCAGTTTCCGTTATATCAACAAAAATCCGTAAGCCTGATCAAATTATTCAGCCATATATGTTTGGGGATGAAGCTACTAAGACAACTTGTTTATGGCTCAAAAATCTGCCAAAGCTAGTGCCTACAAATATTGTTGGTAAAGGTGAAAGAACTGTTTTTAAGAGTGGCAAATCACATCCTAAATGGTATGCTGATGCCTTAGCAACTGCAAAAACTCCTGCTGAACGTAGAACCCTAAGATCAAAAACTTTCCAGGGTATAGCAATTGCTATGGCAACTCAATGGACTAAAGATTTATAAATTTCACAAAGTTTTAACATAAAATATCCTAAAATATAAAAACAAATACTAATTTTACAAAACAATTATAAACAAAACAAAAAACTCATGCACGAATTAATCACACTCAGTTATCAGATGAAGTGC